GATAAAATGGCTAATACTATCGACCAAGCCTTCATCAAGCAGTTCGAAACAGAAGTACATTTGGCGTATCAGCGTATGGGCAGCAAGCTCCGCAACACTGTTCGCTCTTCAAATGTATCTGCTTCGGTTGCTCGTTTTCAAAAGATCGGCAAAGGCGCTGCCAATACCAAGGCTCGTAACGGTGACGTTACTGCAATGGAACTGGCACACACCAATGTTGAAGTAACTATGGCTGACTTCTACGCACCTGAGTACATCGACAAGCTGGACGAATTGAAGATCAACATCAATGAGCGTCAAGCTGTAGCACAATCTGCTGCTGCTGCTCTGGGTCGCAAGACTGATGAGATCCTCATTACAGCTATGGACGCTGGTGCAAACTCAACTCAGATTGCTGACACTGCTGGTGCATTGGTCAAAGATGACTTGCTCACATTGTTCTCCACATTCGGCGCAGCCGACATTCCAGAAGATGGTCAACGCTATCTTGCTATGTCCCCGGCTGGTTTTGCTGACTTGTTCTCGATCAATGAGTTCGCATCTTCCGACTATGTTGGGCCACAGAACCTGCCATTTGCAGGCGGCATGACAATGAAAGAGTTCTTGGGCTTCAAGATCTTCTCAACGTCTGCTGTAGCTGGCGGTAAGAACTTTGCGTACCACACCTCTTCAATTGGACTCGGCATCAACGCCGATGTAACTACTGAGGTAAACTATGTACCGCAAAAAGTTTCGCATCTTGCAACTTCAATGATGTCCATGGGCGCTGTCGTAATCGACGACGATGGTATCTACGAAGTTCTCGATAATAACTAAGTAGGGAGGGGGGCTTAGGCCCCCCGACTTTATATGCCAGATGTAGCAAACACACCCATCAAGATCTGCTCTCGGGCATCGTTGCTTATTGGCGGCGATGTCATTCAGTCTTTTGATGATGGCACTGCGGAAGCAACAATTTGTGACGCAATGTACGAAGACATGGCTCGTTCAGCTTTGACTAACTCACGTTGGCGCTTTGCTACAGATCAAGCTGTGCTTAACAGATTAACTGATGCTCCTAGTGGGCGTTGGAGCGCAGCATACCAATTACCCTCTGAGTCAATCATGCTAATTGCGGTGACAGTCAATGACTTCCCAATCAAGTACGACACCTACGGCTCAAAGGTTTTCTGTGATTCTTCGGACACAGAGACACTTGTTGCTGACTATGTGTTTAGAGCCAATGAGTCTGACTGGCCTCCATATTTTACGACTGCCGTTGAGTACATGATGGCTGCTGTTCTAGCTGTATCCGCCGCCCGGGATTCCCAGCTTGCTTCTCTTATGGAGCAGAAAGCTAACTTCCAAATGACACAAGCTAGGCGTCTGCACTCTCAAACGCAGACAACGCGCAAGCTCAACACATCGAGGTTTATTGCTGAAAGGCGAAGTTAATGCAGAAAGTTAGAGTTCCAATAAGTAGCTTTCAGTTTGGCGAAGTCAGCGATTCACTTATTAGCCGCAACGACACACCAATTCTCAACTCCTCTGCACAGCGGGTTGAGAATTTTTTAGTATTACCAGAAGGCGGCTTGAGAAAGCGCCATGGGTTAAAGCACATACATGACTATGCTTTGACCTATGACGCTAATACTCCTTACAAATCTGTTCTAACTTCTTTTATCTTTGACGATAATGAAGAGTATATTATCTCAGTTGAGCATCAAAAGCTCCGTGCGTTTCGCTTGCTTGCAGATGGATCGGTTAGCCTAGTAGCTACAGTTACATCTGATGTAGACTCAGCAACTCTTCCCTTCGATAAAGACTATGCAAATGAGTACACGTTTGCTCAGTACGGGGATGTAATGTGGGTGTGTCACCCATTGTTTGCACCACGTTTGGTCACTAGAACCAGTTTAACAACCTTTGAAGTTAGCACTTTTTCGTTTGATAGTCGTGCTGACAACAAGAAAATTTACCAGCCCTATTACAACTTCCAAGCGCAAGGCGTTACGCTGGACCCTTCAGCTACAACTGGAACAGGTATTACTCTTACAACAAGTTCTGATTATTGGGTGGCTGGTCATGTTGGGACTACTGTTCGCTATCACGAATCTGAGATAACTATTACATCTATAACTTCTGCCACTGTGGCTGTCGGAGATGTTGTTGATACGTTGAAGATACGACTATCTGTTCTTAATCCGTTTAGAACTATTGAGGGTTCTTCTACAGTAGAGGTCACGCATCTTGGCCATGGCTTTGCTGGTGGAGAAACGATTGTTGTTGAGGAGGCCGCTGCTGTCGGCGGTATCAATACTGGCAGCCTTAATGGCACAAGAACTGTTGGAAACATAATTGATGAAAACACATACACCTTTACGGCTGGAGGCAGTGCAAGCTCTTCTGAAGATGGCGGCGGTTATGTAAAGATAGAAACACATGCTGCTACGCTTGATTGGTACGAGCAGGCTTTCTCCGCTGTACGAGGATACCCGGCTGCTGTTTGCTTCCATGAGAATAGACTTGTGTTCGGTGGAACGCTTGCACAGCCCGATACAATATGGATGAGTCAGATTGGTAAGTTCTTTAACTTCGACGTGGGCGATGCAGAAGATACTGACTCTTTTGATCTGACTGCCGCAACGGGTCAGGTTAATGAGATTAGATACATGATCTCTAACAGAGACCTTCAAGTGTTTACTGCATCTGGTGAGCTTTATATTCCAACTTACTTGAACCAAGCTATCACGCCTACTAACGCGCAGATCAGGAAGCAGACACCATACGGCACCGAGTTTGTCCTCCCAGCCTCTATAGACGGTGCTACAGTCTTTGTTCAGCACGATGGCCACACTGTTAGGGAATATCTCTACACCGAGTCTGAGGACGCTTACACGGCTTCTGCGGTATCAACGCTGTCCGGTCACTTAATACAGCACCCTAGATTTATGACCGTGGTTCACTCTGGGTTTGATTTGTCTGACTCATATGGTTTCTTTGTATTTGAGAGTGGAGAGGGCGCCCTGTTCTCTTCTAACCGCGCTGAGAAACGAGCCTCTTGGACTAGAGTAACTACCTCAGGCGGATTTTCAAGCACAGTAGCTGTACACAACAGATTGTTTGCAAACGTGTACGACGAAGATAACGGTCTGCACCTTTGTGAGTTCTCTGAAGATGTTGGCTTAGACCTGTACTTATATAAAGCTGTCTCTTCAAACTTAGCAGACGTAAGCGATCTGTATAATGATGGGGACGTTGTTGACGTAATAGGTGTTAAGAGCGGCGTTCAGTCTTATCTTGGTGAGCATACAGTTAACTCAAACGAACAGGTTGATTTAACCCTGTATAGTGAGTCAGCATTTACTCATGCCTATGTAGGTAAAGCGTTTACTGCCAAGATAGTTAGCAACCCAATCGACGTAACGTCAGGTAACGGGCCTGTGACCGGAGATGTTCGGGGGATTAGCAACGTAATCCTAGACCTTAAAGGCGCTCGATCATTTAAGATAAACAACAGATCGTTCTCACCTGATAACGCGCTTACAGGTAAGAAGGAAGTCAGGATACTGGGGCATAGCCGAGATCCTCAAGTAACTATAGAACAGAAAGACCCACTTCCGTTGCAGGTTAATGGGCTAATAGCGGAGCTTGTATTGTAATGGCTATCGAGGGTTTAATTTTTAGTATTATATCTGCAAAAGCTCAGGCTGATGCGGGTCAGGCTGAGAAGTTAGAAGCTGATCTTAATGCGTTTAACATTAAGACAGACAAGAAGCTAAACTCTGTTGAGGCTGACCAAGTAGCCCTATCTATTAAGCGAGACTTCGACACCGCAATGGAAGCAAACATTGCAGCCCTATCGGCTACAGGTAGGGACATTGGTTCGAGCATGACAATTAAAGCGTTTCTAGAGAAGCAGAAAGAAACCGCTTACGAAGACATTAGCAGGACTCAGAACCAAAAGCACTGGGCTAACATTAAGGCTGATATGGCATCTCTTGCAGAGGGCCGTCGAGGTAGAAACGCTAAGACTGCATCTCTGTATAGAGCGGCTGGAACTTTGTATGAAGGCTACGAAAACTTTAAAAGCACAGCAGCACCAAAAGGAACACCGTAATGGCTATTATTCGTCAGCAAACACGAGTCTTTAACAAGCCCATTGGAGTTGTTCGTGCCGATGCTGGCGGGGCTAGGGTGGGTGAGGCTATCGCTGGTGCAGCAGATACAATGGCTAGGATTGCTTTCCAAGATGCAGCAAGAGAAGCTGAGAAGAGAGGGATTGAGCTTGCTAAGTCTGTAGATGAAAGCCAGCTTACTACGATTAACCCAGAGACAGGCAAGCCAGAAGCCTTCAAGGTTCCAGAAGGCTTTGGTCAGATTGCTGCTGATTCTTATCAGCGTGTAGTAGATGCTCGTTTTGAAGATGCAGTAGATATGCAGCTGCGCGTCAAGGCTCAGGAGATTTCTCTTAAATATCAATACAATGCAGACGCATACGCTGATGTGTTTAAGGATTACATTGCCGATCTTAGCAAAAATGCTGGCGGTCAGTACGGCGCTTTCATTGAGTCTACTGGCGCAAAGTATCTAGCTCTTACGTCACTTAACATTAAAGAACGTGCAATGGCTAAAGCCAGAGCCGATCTTGCTGACTCAACAATAACTAGCTTTGAGAATAAAAAGTCTCAGGCATACGACTTAGCAAGGACTGGCAAGTATTTAATCACTGACCCAGAAGGTGAGACAAGCGAAGCATCTGACTTTGCCTCTAAGTCTGTTGACGTTATTACAAAAGCTGTTGATAGCAATCTCCTTAAAAGAGGTTCGGATCGCGTTAAGAACATAGAGATTAGCACTGAGATTGCTAAAGGCGCTATCGAACATATCAATGGGCTAACTATTAACGGTCGTCCTCTTTCTAGCTCTGAGCGCAATCTAGTTACCCTTGCCGTAAGAACTGGCAATGCAAACATTGAAGGTCTTCCTAAAGCACTGCAAGCTAACATTGAAGCGATGCTTGAATACGTTTCACCTGAAAACATGAACACTGTTCTTGGGCATCAAGACTCAGTAGCCAGTGATTACAACGCTATTGAGGCAGATCAAATTGCACAGGCCAAGGCTACTGCAAAAGCTGATGGTCTTATGTTTGAGATCAGCGCGGATCAAACTGTAGATAACCTAGCTGCCTCAACTATGGGATCTGTTTATGCAGCTTTTGGGGATGATGACACAAACATTAATAGATACACTGCAATACCCGGTGCTGTGGCTAATTCATCTGCGCAGTTTGACTCTTTAAACCAAACTCTTCTTAGCAATGTTGGCAACAATTATAGTCCTGAGAAATATAAAAGTGACATTAAAGACGCAAAGGAAAGCCTTCTAAGGCCCTACCTTTTGAGCGCAGCCGCTATGGGTAATAGCGAAGATCTTCGTCTTGCTTTAGCCAATCCAACTTCTGATGCACTTAATAAACTAAACGACAAGCAGAGACAGCTTGTTGTTGAGCTTAACAACTCTAGTTTCTTTGAGCTGGACTCTGATACGTTTGAGTTTGTAAACTCAACCCTTAGAGGTGTGCGAGATAAAGAGGGGGAGGTCAAAGACCAGATTAGCCAAAACATAAATATTATGGACGGCTTTAACCTTGCTCTAGAGGCTGCTTCTTTTGGCTCTCTCCTTGAGGAAGACTACACCAAATTAGCCGCATCATTGCGCTCTAACATTAAACCTAACGGGTTTACGTTAAGTCAGGTAGATGGCTTTCTGTCTAAGCTAGACAAAGCAAGGGCAAGTGGATTCATTACAGAGTTTGCCTCTGTCTATCCAAGAATGAACTCACAGACACTAAATCAGTTACAGCAGTTTGTTCA